ACCTTACTGGTGGATGTCAGCCCTGCAAGAGCAGGTTCAGACTCTTTGGCTTTAATTATCTCGTTGTTGATTTGTTCTATTGTTCGCGCCATTTTCTAACTTACTTTAAAATCTGTTTGAATAACCCAATATCCGATACCCTCTAATCTTTCCTCCTCTGGCAGCATTATTACTGCTGTGGCAGGTTGAAGCCTTTTTGCGCTGTAATAATTCAGCACATCGCTGTCTTTATTCACGCTGTCTGGGAGTTTAATTTCAGTCCCTGCGAGTAAATCATCAGTCAGGCTCAGCCCATTAGCAACAGCAATCGCAAACACACTTTCCACAGCTCCCGTGTGCTGAACTGCCAAATCTAAAAGACTTTGATTGTGTAATATGATGACCGCCATCATTGTATCTTTATTATTGTTACATTTCCATTAGGACAAGTAGCAGTTATGGTTACTTCTTTTATTTCTTCTATCACAGCAGAAGCTATTTTCTGGCTTACTTTGTCCAAATAATCATTTTCGTTCTCATTCTCCATTTCTTCTGTCCAAGCCTTTTTTATTTTTTCTTTTAATCTTGTGATATTTAATGCCATTTTAATTTTCTTTTAAAAGCTCTTTAAACCTGTTTTCTATTTCCTTAAATTTCGGCTGGTTGATAAGTCGTGTTGTAGGACCTCCCGAAACTGTTAAAAATTTCATCTTCTGGATTTCCTGTAATAGGTCAGTCATCAGCTTTGCCAATGTTTCGTTTTCTTTTTTAAGTAGGAAACCTTCCTTTATTTTAAATTCGGTATTCTCTACTTTTACATGATATTCTTCTACTTCATCCGCCCAGATTAAGAAAGGTGTAGTAGGGTTATTATCTATCATTCCGATAAGACATGCAGAATCTATTTTAGGCTTCACAGAGACATGGTCTAACCCTAATAGAATATTGTAATAAGGTTCTTCATCATCTATTCCTTTTGCCGTCATTATCTTATTTTCCCAATCCACTTCCAGAACTTCTGCCCAAACAGTCTGAATAGGAACAAAAGATTTGATTTTCTCTGAAAGGGTTTGTTTTAATTTATCTGCAGCCATATTTAAAATGCTTTAAATCCTAATCCTATTTCCTGCCTGTAACCACTGTCTTTTCTAAAAGTCTTTTTTACACTGTCTATGTAATAAGTTCCCTGTCTGTCTTCATATAGAGAAGATGTTAGTTTTACTTTCTGCCCATGCTGGACACTTGGAATACCAAAAGTGGTAAATGAACCATCAAAACCGTCTTTTTTTTTCTTTTTATAAAGGTCTTTTACAGCCTCTTCTAGTTCTTTCTTGGTCTTTACATTAAAAGTCCAGTTAATGGTTTCATTGGCATTATTGTCTCCATATTCAAATTTTAATTTTTTATCTTTTTCCTTTGCTTTTACTGCTTTCGCTACATTTTGTGCTGTTTGTCCGATGATTTTTACTAATCTGCTTTCTGCAGAGATGTAGTTTAAATCATTACTGACACAATTTCTCTCTAAATCAAATTCTTCAAAATTCCCTTTATCATCCTTTACATCAGAATAGGGTTTTGCAACTGAAAGTTTTCCATTTCTGATGAAAGTATAAATGTTCATATCACTCTGCAATTTGTTAAGTACTTCCCCAAGAGTTACCTTCGTAAATCTTACTGCTCCAAGTGATATATGAGCATCAATATCTACTGGATAGTCCTTTATAACTTTTTCAAAAAAGCCTTTTAAACTGATGTTAGGAGAGGAGAAATTAACAGGTATTTGTTTAAGTTTCCACATCTCATCTTCTAGTTTTATACTAATGGGAATATCAGCTGAAACTTGGTCTATATAACCGCTAAACTCTAATTTTAAATCTCCATCATAACCCAGATAAATTTCTACTTTATCTCCTCTCTGAAAGACATCTTTTACCTTTTGTCTATCAAAATCCTTTACATTTCTAGGAAGTATAATTTCTGCTTTTCCACAGATATTTTTCCACGATAGTTCAATTTCACAAGAAGAAATCTGAAATATAGAAAAGCTCTCTCTTCGGTCATTTTTTAAAAATCTGATTTCTGCATTCATTGTAAAGGTCATCGCTCTATCTTTTTGTTATTTGCAATTCTATTGCTTCATCACTTACCGCTTGAAATTCAATAGGGATAACATCAGGCGAACCTGTTATGCTCTTAATATCCATATCTTCCAGCACGATACTTGTAATTCCTTTTTCCAAGAATAAAGAGCCTTGAACTCCAATACTTCCTGTTATTTGAAACCATTCTGTAAGGTGTTTTTCAAAATCTCTGGCGGTCATATCTCTACCTTTTATACATAGTGCTCTTATTCTTATATTCCAGTCATCAAATCCGTATATCTCTTTGACTGTTCCATTAGAGCCTAAAACATTGGTTTTTACAATATTCTTTGCTCTGCTGAAATCCACCATTGTTGCATCAGGAAGCCAGAAATCAGACATACTAAAATCGACTATCTTCCCTTTGTCATCATATTTTTTAAAAGTTCCTCCACGAAACATGATTGGAAAAACAACAGGAGTTCCATAGATGCTTTGTCTGGCTACATCTTTATAAACAGGTTCTTCTTTTAATTCTGCTTGATAGCCCGACATATCTACTTCTTGAGGTTTTCCGATAGGAAATGGCATATAGATAGGTGTTGTTCCAAAAGCAAGTTTGAATAACTGCCCTAATACTACACGATTGTCTATTCCTAAAATTTCCTTATCCGTCATTTTTTATCTGTGTTTCTATTTTGGTTTTTAGATTCTCAAAGTCTTTTTCATCCAATGCAAGGTGTATTCTCATTTCTCTTTCCACTGCGACCTTATCTGTTTTTCCTTTTATAAACTGATAAAGATTAGGACCGAGCAGGGGGCTTTGTTTCCATTCTCCCTGAACAGACTGCAGAATTAGGGCTACTTCCTGCATTTCACTTTCGTGGGTATCAAAATCACCATTAAGGGTTTTAATGTCATTATTCTCATCAAGTAAAATATCTTTCATAATTAGTCTAATGCTACTAGTCCATCTCTGAGCCTGTCTGTAATTTGTCCTACAATTTTATCTGCAAAGTTGTCACTCCTTGTTTTGCCGCTGAAATGATTGTTAATTGTTACAGTTACATTCATTGTCCTGTTTCCTTTGGAACCCGACATACTAATGCCGTCTTCATCTCCTGCTGCTACCTTCCCTTTTTTACCTTTTTTCTCTTTTTCTTTTTTAGCAAAAAGCTTATCATAGTCTATTGTTTTTGTAGGTGCAGAAGCAGAATCAGAAGGATTTAGTTGAATATCTGCAGTCCCCTTTATAACTTTATCTATATCATTTTTAATATTTCCAATTCCTTCCTCTTCTTGGTCTTTTCTAAAGCTTTCTCTTCCTTTCTCTTCTCCTCTTTTATAAGCATCTTTTACTTTTCCAAAAACTCCTTTTGCCTTATCCCAAACGGCTTTTACTCCATCTATCACAGGTTTTAAGAAGCCTAAAAAGCTTTTGACTTTTTGCAAGATTTTATTAAAAACATCCGAAACGAAATCCCATACTCCTCCGAAAATATCTTTAAAAAAACCTGAAACAGGAGAAAATATACTTTTTAAAGAGTTCCAAATATTTAGCGATATATTTTGTAAAGTAGTCCATGCCCATCTGAATTTCTCAGCAACCCAGTTCCATGCAGAAGAGATTACATTTTTAATCATATCAAAGACCATTTTTGCCATCTGCCAAAGCCATTTGAAATATCCTACAATGTTATTTATGATAACCTTTATAAAGCTCCACATCCAGCCAAAATGAAGTTTGACTACTTCCCAAATTCCATAGCAGAAAGCTCTAAATCCTTCTACATTATCCCAAAGCCAATCGAATAGTGCAATGAGTGCAGCAATTGCGGCTAATATCCAGCCAATAATAGGGATAGACTTTATTGCAGCAGAAACCCCTTGTATGGATTTTTTAAGAACCCTTAAAGCAAGAGACAATCCTCCAGAACTCACTGCTGCCCATAGAAAAGAAAGTTTTAACCTATTGCTTATCAGCATCAGTTGGAGTTTTTCTCTGGTCAGGTTCTTGATTATCTTAGTGTTAATCCAGTTTAAAATGGTTTCAATTCCTAAAATGGTATTAACAGCTTTCCCCACAATCTTAATCCCCTCCATTGCGTTTCTCATGTTAGCCATGACACTTACAGAAGTTGCCATTGCATTAACAAAGGGCTGAATGTGTTTGGTCACATTTCCCACTGCGATATAGAAAAGATTCCAACGCTGGTTACGGCGTTTTTCTTTCTCCGCAGAAGTGTCCATAATAACCGCAGCTTGTTCATAGGCTACATTGGTGCCTGTAATCTTTTGCGCCAGTTCTTCTTGCGAATCAGCGGAACGAATTAGAATTTGTGCTGCTGCAGCATTCTCACGCCCAAACACTTCTGTAAGTGCGTTAATATCATGCTGTATAGGTTTTAGCTCCCTTAATCTATCTGCCCAAGAAGTATGGGTATCTGCCATCTTCTTTGTGTTTACTCCATAAGCTTGTAATATCTTAATAGCATCAGTGCTCAGCTTGGTTTGAGCGGACATATTAGTGATAACATTTCGGATAGCTACACCTGCTTCAGAACCATATTTTCCACCTTCTGCCATTGCCTGTATTGCAGCATTGGTTTCTTCAAAAGAGAGATTTGCCAGTTTAGCTGAAACCCCAGCCTGTACCAGTGATTCCGATATTTGAGGGATTTCCGCTGCACCTTCTTTTGCTCCAGCAGCCATGACATTTATCATTCTACGGGATTCATCTGCAGCCTTGATAGGATTAGACAAATCCACTTGAAACTGAAGCATTGAAGTTGTGATAGCATCAGTAGCTCCTTTAATATCTCCTTCCATGGTTTTAGAGAGTACATTAACAGATTCTCCCAATGCTTCCATTGCCTTATCACTGCTTCCTATATCTGGACCCAAACGGGAAAGAATAGTTTTGAAGGCCTCCAGATTGGTATTTACATCCTCTCCAAAAGTTCTAGTAAGATTTTTAGCTTTTGTATTAAGTTTTTCTAAATCTTCCCCAACAGCCCCTGTAATAGCTGAAACTTCCGCCAATGCACTTTCATTTTTTACTGCTGAATCGGTAATTCCCTGCAGACCATTTTTAATATTCTGCATGGAATTATCTATCGCCAACAGGTCAATAGCACTCACTCTTTTTATACAATCTCCCAGCTTGGAAAACAACTCTGTTGTACTCTTAACCGCAGATTTCACCTTATCCATTCCCTTTATTATAGAATTGGAATTAAAATTTAGCGTCCAAGTTGTTGTATGATTACTCATTTTTGTTTATCTTCGTATAAAATTAGTTGTGATGGAAGGATTATTCTATTTTATTGGTTTTATTCTTTTGGTGGGTTATATACTATTAAAAGTGCTTTACCATGTTTTAAACATAGCCTCTGTTTTGACAAAAAACCTCACTGGTTACAGAGAAGAGAGTAAAGAGGAGAAAAAATCAGAAGATTATTCTGTATTTAAATCTCGTCGTCCTCTTTCTTAAACATCTCGTGGACAATTTCTCCCACAGCTTGTTTGATTGCTGAGTACATTGTCATCCTCTCTATTTTCATTAAATAGTCCGCTTGGCTGTATGCCTCTATCCATTCTTCTACATCTTTAATTTCAGAAGGATTTACTCCTAACTTTCCCCGAATAACAGCATTGATTTTTTTTAAAGAATTGTCGTCATCATCTGTATTAAGAATAGACGACTCTATACTTTTTTTAACTCACTTCTTGCTCCCTTCATCAAGTCCCCGATTCGGGAAGTAAGCTCTGTAAATATACTTGCATCTTGCTCCAATATATCCAAGTCTCCAGCAAGAACACAGTTGGCTATCATAGCATCAGAAGAGGCTTGTATATCATTTTCATACTCTTTGCTGGAAAGAAGATATACGAGAGCCTTGCTCGGCTTTTTTACTAAATATTTCAATGGTTCTACAGAGTCTTCTTCTGGATAGATTTCTATAATTCTAAGTCCGTGAGGATATTTTACTTTGAAATCTTCTACAACACTTTCAGAGAAAGCTGGTTTTTGATTATTCATTTTAAAGTTGTTTTAAAGCTGTTATAAATTTATTTTAAACATTTCCCCAAGTAATATGACTGATAAGCATTTCATGCTTGTGTACCATTTTACCTTCGTTATTTTTCACAGATTTTGTTCTTCCTGTAAATTGGGCATTGTGTATAATATCCATTGTAATAATCCCTGTTTGAGGGTTTACATATTGGACATTGATGTCAAAAGGAGCTATATCCTGCAGACGGCTTCCAGGAGGAAGGGTTCTTTGTATGGCTTGTTCCTCTTCCACATAAAGAGAAAAAGACAATTTAGCTTCATAGTTTCCCTCCGTCCATCCTATGGGCATTCCGCCAGCTCCATAGGCGTTCTCTTTTTTTGTGTTATCATTGTATTCTATTTCTTCAATGCCAACAACATCACGCCCCATGATATTTACAGTAGTATTGTTCCAGCCTGTCAGTTTTCCGAGATAGTTTGATATTTTTGTTTTTGCCATTTTTATTAAAGTTTATTTGTTAGACTTAAATCTACATTGAAAGAATGAACAATATCATCTACTACAATTTTTACTGAGATTTTAAGCGGTACATCTTCTGTTGGAGACTGTTTTTCACTGATATAAATTTCTCCTCCGCTGATGTCATTTTCCGCCTCCATTCTCTCAATAGAAGCCTTAGCACAGACACGCTCCCAATGAGCAATTGTTGTTGCTTTGATGTATCCTGTTGAGGGGTCTTTCTTTACCTTTCCTTTTAGAAATGGTGCCAGAGCTTCACGGATAAGCCTTGCTGCTTTATTCCAAACCCTGTTATTTTCTATATAAGCATAATCACTGGTCTTGGTGCAGCAGGTTGCCGAACCAGAAAAATACATACCAGAAGCCCCGATGTAAGGACCAACAAAAATGTAACCTTTTGCTACTAAACTTTTTATCTGTTCATTAGTTAGTTCTGATATTTTTTGCCCAGTGGACAAAGAAGCTGTTACAAATCTTTTTAACCCTGATTCGGTTAAAGAATAAAACGAACGCCCCTTCTTATCGTCAGGCTTGTTGAGAATATCCGTTGAACCGATATTTTCTGAAACCTGTCTTACACAAAGCATTCCTAAGGCTGAACCAATAGCGCCATGCCTTGCATTTTCTGTTTCTAATCCTGCTATATAGGCATCTTGGCCGATGATTACAGAAATGTTTTCAGCGTTCTTTTCTCTTAGATTTGGGTATTCATTGAGAGAATCCAGTCCAGTAGCATTTCCGCCCTCTAATAAAACAAAGTCTATAAGAATACCATCTTTTTTTAGCTCATTTACCAGTGAAATCTGCAGACTGTCCACTAGTCCTGCTACTTCCTTCAGGTTATCTGTAAATCCGAAATATCCTACACCTTTGATTTCTGGATTTTCCTTAATGGTTTGTAATACTTTATCAGTTACAGAGGTTATCCCCGAATTAGGTGCTACTGGCAGGAAAATCACAGTTGCATTGGGAGATAAACGGAAAACTTCCGAAATGTGATAATGAGCAAGCACTTTATTGTTTGCATCGTAACTTTCGTTAATTTTCAAGTTCTCTGCATCTTTTGTCTGTATAAGCTTTACAGCTTTATTGTGGGCAATAGAAGCCGACCCTACAGGTACTGCCCCCACTAACAGTACAACACTGTCATTAGTTTCGGTTTGCCTACCTAAACCTCCATCTATTTTATTAATTTGTGTTCCTTGTAAATTTCCCATTATTCAGAAAGTTTTTGTTTAAATTCATTAAGTGCTTTAATAAGCGTTGGAGCTTTCATGTTTTCTGTTTCCAATCCAAAATACTGCACTAAATCTTTCAATTGTGTATAATTTTTAGAGTCTAACTCTAATTCTTGAAGCTCTTTTACTTTAGCTTCATACTTTGCTTTTTCTTCTGAAGGGTCAGCCCCTCTATATTCTGGAGAATCTGATGTAGGAGTATTTTCCTGCTTAGGTTCTGCAGATGCTTCATCAAAACTTCTTACATATCTTTTATAGGTAAGTCCCTTGTCATCAGCATGCATAATGGCTCTATTTTCTTCAAAAAAAGACTGTCCGTCTTCTGTAACATATACATCTTGATGATTAGGATAATCTTCAAAAAACTGCACTGCTACTGCTTCTAACTCTGTGGTTGTTAATAGTGACTTTGACATTTTAATTAGATTTTATATTTAATAAATAATGGAGCAATTCCGATAATGATAAATAGTAATAGGCAGAGGCCTCCAAAGTACATAAGAGCCGAATGATACCACTTAAATGGTCTTTCTATATATTGTATATTTGTTTTAGTTTCATGCTCTTTTATAAACTTATCATAGAGCTTGAGAGCTAGTTTTTCGGCTTCTGCTTTACAATCAATAGTAAGCTGGTTTCCCTGTAGGGTAAGTTTTGGAGGCTGTAAAACTTTCCCTTTCTTCCCTTGTACCAATGTCTGAATTTTAGGTTTTCCACCTTCTGGACAATCAATTTTTACAATAGTTCTTACACTATCCTTAGGGGTTAAAACTATTGTGTCTCTTACCACTACTTCTTTTTCAAGTGTTTTTGTGTTCTCTATGATTAGCGGTTCTGCAGGCTTCCTGCTTCCGCAGGAAACCGCAAAAACCAAAGCTAAACAGATAGATATGATTTTTAAATATGCATTTCTCATCGTTGTAAATTATAAATGTTCGTATTCTTTTTTGGCATCAAAACTTGGGCAAGCTTTTTTCACACCTGGAAAGTCTCTGTGTCCTTGGATAATTGCCTTTGGGAACTGCTTTTTTAACTTTTTAAGTAAATCAAGCAGAGCCTTTTTTTGGGCTTCCGTTCGGTTATCAATAGGTTTGTTTTGGCTGTCTACACCCCCGATGTAGGAGATGTTAATACTAACCGAATTAAACCCCTTGACTCCATTGGACACTTTCTCTATCTCCAATAGCTGGACTACCTCTCCATTAGGTTTTATAATAAAGTGATAGCCGGGCATCTTCCAGCCTAAATGAGCTTTCCAATAATGCTTAATGCTCTCTACAGATGTCGTCTGTGGCGTTGCCGTACAATGCACGGCTAAATACTTTATTTCTCTCATTGTTGTTTATGATTTACATTTAACCGCTTATAATAGCTGCAGCTCCTTCATCTTTGATTGCTACTGCTATCCAGTATATTCTAAATCCGATGGTGTTTTCTCTCCTTTCTGGATTATCTGCTGCTGCTCTTGCATATCTTGTAGCTGTTCCAGGAGCTTTCACCGTATTTTTCTTATGAAGTACTACAGAAGCTTCTACACTTGTAGCATCTGCTGACCCAAAAGGCTTTCTAGAAAGAGTCGTTTTATCATATTTTGGAGCATAAGTAGACTCATAGATTTCAAATCCGTAATAGGAATTCGCAATCTTACCTCCATTGGCATCTTGGTATCTTTGTTTGAAAGATAAATCTTCTATCAGAAGGTCAGCCACATGGTCTGGACAAAGCACAAGTACACGCCCCTGCTTAGGAACTAAAAGTTTATCCAAAGCCTTTTTTAGATTAATTAAATCTTTTGCTGTCAGCCTTTTTCTTCCTGTTCCATCATCTTCTCCGGTGGTTTTAAGCACAGGTGTTGTTGCTGTATTATCTGGAGCAATAGAGTAAAGAGCATGTTCGGCTGTTTTATCCTCTAATTCTTCCCGGTGCTGTTGCTGGACATCTCCAAGTTTATCATAAGGAAGAGCATGTAGTTCTTCATCGGTTACGGTAGTGTTCTCTGTATCATACATATTGAGAGCAATGATAACATGTCCATCTTCTCTCTTGTTAGACTGGATAGGATATACCTGGTTATTGATAAGTACCTTTGGAGCCAAGCCTCTTTTAGGAATTTTAATAGTGTTATTGTTTACCCATTGAGGTTTTGGTGTAAGTTCCTGAAGCCAAGTATTATCGTGTCTAAAATTCTTAATTAACTCGCTTTCTGCAAGTTCATTTTTTAATGCTAAGTTTGATGTTGTTTTACCCATTTCATACTATTTTAATCGTTTTTACCATCATTTATTTTCTTCTGTTATTGAAAATAGCCATTGCTTTTGCTTTGTCTTTTTTCATCAACTCTTCAAAGGCTTCTGGAGCTTGTTCTAACCAATCTTCATAAGTCCATTTTTCTTTGTCTTGAACAGACTCAAAAGATGCAGGATTTTCTATTTTTCCACTAAGCGCTTCTATTTTTGGCATTGCATTTAGAGCGGCTTCTGTTGCGTCATAATCAGCTGTAGCCAAATTTTCATAGGTTGCTTTTTGGTCTGCTGTTATTTTCTTATCTGCAATTGCTGCATTTACCAAAGTTTGTACTTTCTGTTTTTGAACCTCTCCTAATTTATTGGTAAGGTCAGCACTTACATCTGCTTTTCTTTTTGTTTCAGCTAAAGCAGTATAAATCTGCTCATCTGTACTGTCTGCTGCTAAACCAAGTGTAGCAATAATTCTGTTTTTGTCCATTTTGTTATGATTAAATTTTGATTGTCCATGAGGAATTTTAGGAGCACCACAGGCTAATAACTGGTCTATAACATCTTCGCTCCACTCTATATCTGCAGTAATGATGTTTTGTATCAACCCCAATTCTTTAGCTTCTCTTGCGGTCATCCAGTAATCATTTTTCCAGAGTTCGTCTATTTCTTCTTCAGTTTTGTTAAAAGCTTTGGCATAGGCCTCTCTGTATATTTTTTCGGTATTTTCAAGAAGCTTTAAATCTGCTTTAATTTCATCTGCTGTACCGTAAGTCTCAATGGAAGGCTTGTGTATCATCAGCTGGGATTCGGGATAAGCAGAAGAGGGGAACTGTGTTAATAAATAAGTTGCTGCACTCGCTGCCAATGCTCCCACAGTAATATTGACACTGTCAAATTTCTTAAGCTCTAAAACCATTCCCTGTGCTTCTATGGTAGAGCCTCCCCCAGAAGAAATGAATACATCGGCTTTTCTGATACCATTCTTAATAGCATGGTCTACAATTGTTCTAATGTCAGAAGCCTCATTACTATATCCCCCGATATAGCCTATAATTTTAATATTGACTGACTGGGTATTATGATTTTCGTATGCCTCTATGATGAATTTTGATTTTCTCACTTCTGTCGTTATTGATTTCTGAGGCAAAATTGGAGTTTCAAAAATCCCTATGAAAAACGGTAAACCAAATTAGTATGAATTTCTTACCAAATTAGTACGGATTTCATACCAATTTGGAATAATGAATTTATTTCTACACGCTTATCTGTCAATTTTGCAGGAAGATTTTAAAGATATGTCAAAGGAAACAGAACAAAAAATAGCGAAAGAACTTTATATCAACCAAAATAAAACTCCCGAAGAAATAGCACACAAGACGGGGGTAACCCTGCGGACTGTCCAGCGGTGGATAAAGGATGGTAATTGGAAAAAACTACGAGATGCTAAAGCTAATGGTTCTCCCCAAAGAATAGAGAGAACACAGCTTGTGGTAGATTCTATGGTAGAAGAACGCTTGGCAATTTTGAAAGAAATCAAAGAATTACAATCTCAAAAAGAGTGGAATAGCCCACCAACAAAACAGGCACAAGCAGAATTAGATACTCAAATTAAGGATTTAAGAAAACAAGCAGCCGCTATTGATGATGCTATTGCTAAATGGAATAAACGAATTGAAAACCTCCATAAAGAAGGGAAAATAACCCTTTCTATGTATATGGAGGTAATGGAACGCATCTTTGAAGCTCTTAGGCTGTCTAATGAGCCTTTGTATATGCAGACTTTGGATTTTCAAGAAAACCATTTAGAAGATGTTGCAGCTAAGTTGGTGTAAAAACATTCTTTAAAACAGCTTTAAACTCCTCAAAAATTCATTTTCTCAATTTTTATGTATCATTATGAAGATTAAAGATAAATTAGCCTTAGAACGCTATAAACAGAAATTAGCTTTTGCCCGTTCGGCAGGGTCTGAATTTGCCTTTGAAACCAAGCAAGAAAGAGCTGATAATATAGAAGCTTGCAAAAAGGATATCAGTAAAATGGTGGAGCGGTATTTTCCCCACTATGCAGATGCCGAATGTGCCGACTTCCAGATAGAATGGGCAAAGAAAGTGGTTAAAAATCCCAATTTCAAAGGCTTTTGTCAGTGGGGACGAGCCTTAGCCAAATCGGTATGGAATGATATTTTTATTCCTTTCTGGTTATGGCTTCGTGGGGAGCCTATTTATTTGGTGATTATTGGCAATTCTGAAGAAAAAGCACAGCAATTATTAGATGACCTTTGAGCTGAATTTGAAGCCAACCCAAGAATCTTGGCAGATTTTGGAGAACAAAAACAACTGGGAACTTGGGAAGAGGGATTTTTCATTACCAAAGGAGGCTTTATTGGTCAAGCTTTGGGTATGGGGCAGTCTGTAAGAGGTTTAAGAGTAAAGAACAAAAGACCTTCGCACATTGTTGCTGATGACTTGGAAGACAAAGACATTAATAAGAACCCAAAGAGACAAAAAGCTGTTGCTGATTGGATAGATAGAGACCTTATTCCTACAATGGATGGGCAATATAAACGATTTATTCAAGCCAACAACCGATTTTCTCCGATAATGATACAAACAATGCTCCAGGAAGCACATCCCAAATGGGTAGTGCATCAAGTGAATGCTTATGACCCTGTAACCTATGAGCCGACTTGGAAAAGTAAATATTCTGATGATTATTTCCGTGAGTTGGTAGAGGGCGATGATGGTATTGGAACTTTGGCGGCGAATGCCGAATATAACAACTCTCCTCATGTAGAAGGGGTGATTTTCAAGGACGAGCAGTTTCAGTGGGTAGAAACACCCCCACGCATAGACCATTATGAAATGATTATAGCTCATTGGGATGTAGCCTATGCGGGGAACTCAACCAGTGACTATAATGCTATTTCGGTAATGGGACTAAAAGGTAGGGATTTTTACCTTATAGATGGTTATTGCAAACAAAGCAAAATGCGTGAAGCCATACAATGGATGTGCAATTATCAAAAGGAGCTTCCTGCCAGTGTACAAATTTTTTGGCAATACGAATCCCAATTTTGGAATGATGAATTAAAACGAATTTTAGAGGAAGTTCAAAAAGAAACAGGCGTATGGCTCAATATTGTTAAAAAAGATTTACCTACTCAAAATAAATATAAGCGTATCCTCACAATGCAACCCTATTTCCAAAATAGCCGAATTTACTTTAACAAGAAAATTCAGTACAAAAACGACATCCAAATAGGACTGGCTCAACTGAAGGGAATAGAACCTAATTACAAGGTGCATGATGACTTTCCCGATGCCATGATTTCCACTATAAAAGACTTGGAAGCCTATGTAGGAGCAGGAGGCAAAACCTTTTCCTACCGAATGGGAAAAATGAAAGGCAAAAATCGCTGGTAACCTTTTTCATAATAAACAGTCGTCTTATCAAAACACTTTAAATTATTAACAATGAAGTATTTAACCCTTGATTATCTCTATACTCATGCTTTTGAAAGAGCAATAAAAGAATCCACAGCCGACTTTGAACAGGCCATAGAGAATTTAGAAACAGAAACCATAAGCCTTGTAAAAACTTACCTGTACCGCTACTATGATGTGGCAAAAATATTTGCAGAACCGCCCGTAAGAAACGGGGTTTTGGATAAGATTATTACTAAGATTATTATCTACGAGGCAGTCCGAAGAAATGTTTATCGTAAGGTTAATAACGGCTATCAGGAGGATTACAAGTGGGCAATGGAAACGCTGGAAAAACTCAATACTGGCAGAATGACCCTGAGCGACCTCCCATCAAAGCCCAAAGAATCCACAAATAATCCTAAGGATTCACTAATGCATGGCAATTTGTCTAACAAAAACTTTTTCATCTAATGTTACAGAATTTATATAAAAAAGCGGAGAACTTTTTTCTAAAAAGAGCAGACGAAAGACTGCTGAGAATAACCGCAGCAATTAAAAATGCCCGAAGCGGAGCGTTATCATCATCTCTTACCCATAACGCAGAAACCATGCAGGTAAAGAGTTTGGAAGACTGGAAATTAGCTGTCCTTATGGCGACAAATCAATACAGCCCTAATCGGCTGTTTCTACACCAGCTTTACCAAAATTTGAAATTAGACAATCATCTCGTTTCGGTGATTGAAAGCCGTATTCTCCACTCTCAAAGAAGTAACTTTAAGATTGTCAATGATAAAAAAGAGGAAAACGAGGATTTATCGTGGTTATTCCAAAGAACTTGGTTTGAAGATTTTATCGCTACGGCTCTTTGGTCTAAATTTGAGGGAACAAAACTTATAGAAGTTTTTGTTACCAATGAAGCTGGAGAGTTAGAAGAAATCAGCGAAATACCATCATCTAATTTCAATACAGTAAAAGGAATCATTACCAAAGAAAATGGAGAAGAAACAGGCTGGGACTACCGCTCTGGGAAATATGCCAATTTTTATATTCAAGTAGGAAAAGACAGGGATTTAGGAATACTTGCGCAGATGGCTCCTATTATTTTAGCTAAAAAACTGGCAATGGGTTCATGGTTGGATTTTGTAGAGAAATATGGTATACCGCCATTATTCATTACTACCGACAGAGAAGATGAAAAACGAGGGCAGGAACTTTGGGATATGGCAGTATCCTTTAAGGCAGCTAATTTTATGATAGGAAGAGGAGCAGAAAAATTTGAAATTCCTAATGTTACTACTAATAATGCAGAAGCTGTTTTTGACAGCCTGATAGAGCGTGCCAATTCGGAAATGTCCAAAAGAATTTTAGGAGGGACAGGGCTGACAGATGAAAAAGGCTTTGTGGGTTCGGTAGAAATTCAGTTCCAGTTAGCAAAAGACAGATTTGAGAGTGACAAGCTTTTTTTACAAAACCTTATCAATCAGCAGTTAATTCCAAGACTGATAAAACTTTCTCCTGTGTATGCTCCCTTGCAAAATCATTATTTTGAATGGGACAATGCAGAAGTGTTTGACTCAGCAAAATTAGCTGATTTGGTAACCAAATTTGGACAGCATTTTTATATCGACCCTGAATACATCCAGCAAAAAACAGGCATTCCTATTTTAGGCATTAAAGAAAATACCAATGAAACACCGATTAAATCCGAATAAGTTTTTATACCTGCGTTCTTTCTTCCGCAGGCTGGAGGCTTCTTATCATGATTTGTGCTGTGATGCAGAACCCTCTGCGCTTGACCTTTCTGATTATACCAAGCTCATAGAGAAGTTAAGTACAAAGATACAAAACAAGGAATTCAGCCCCTCTGATTTAAGTCCTGATTTGATAGAGCAGATTTACAAGGATATATCTCAACCAGTGAAAAAAGAGTTTGGCAGAAAGTGGGTAGATTATGATTATAAAGAATCTAACAATCTTATCCAGAAATTTAAAAAGAACCTTTGGCAGTTTTCTTCTGCAAAGACCTTGGCAGAACTAGAAATGATAAACAGCCTTATTTTAGATAAAAACGGAAGAATTAAGCCCGAATATCAGTTTAAGCAAGACCTGCAGAAAATGAATTTTCAGTTTAATAGAAATTATCTTAATGCCGAGTACCAAACAGCCAAGCGTGGAGCCCAAATGTCTCACTTATGGACAAAATTTCAAGAACAGAGAGAATATTACCCCAACCTTGTTTATAGAACCGTAGGGGACAGCAGGGTTCGTCCAGAGCATGAAGCACTTAACGGAATAGTAAAGCCCATAGATGACCCATTTTGGAAAACTTACTATCCGCCGAATGGCTGGCGGTGTAGATGTACCGTAATGAATACCGCAGAAAAGGTTTCACAGGGAGAATTTGAAGACGAAAGTGTACTGCCTGAATTTAGAGGAAATGTTGCTGTAGATGAAGAAATTTTCACCTCTAAAGGCTCTTTTTTCAAACTGCTTAATAAAGACCACAAAGCCAAAATAAATGCCGAACTGATGAAATACAACATGCCTATGGACACTGCTTATCATGGAAAATATAAGAAAAAGGTATTTGTTAGTCCTTTTGCTGATGAAAATGACTTGGTAAGCAATGTAGAAACCGCCATGGTTATTGTCGATAAATTAAAAACGGATGTGAAAATTAGGGCGCATATTGATAGTAATATTGTAAAAGGACACAAAAACCCAGAATATGAAATAAACGGAAAAATTGCTGACCGAAAAGAAGTGTCATCATACACTAGTATTAAAAGTAATTTAGAAACAGCTAAAAAACAAGGAAACCATAGTATTGTATATGATGTTACTAATTTTAAGGATTGGAAAGCGAATGAAATTACTAAAAATTTAAAAGGCAAAATAATGAATTTTAAGGATAAAGACTGGTTACACGAAATCTATTTTGTCAATGGAAACAAGGCTATTTCCTTTACAAAAGATGAATTATTAGACGATTATATTTCCATTATTAAAAAATTGGAAAGCCTAAAATCAACAAATCCCTAACCAAAGTCAGGGATTTGTTGTGGTAGCGGTAGGAGATTTCTCGCCTCCCGCAATGCAAATATACAAAAGTTTTTAAAATGCAAATAAATAACCTTTAAATTTTATTTAAAGATGTCTAAAAATGATTTTAAAGTACCTGATTTCAAGAAATTAGCAAAGGAAATTACTGAAGCTATTTATATTGTTTCAGAGGTAGAAGCCATAGCCTTTTTTAGAAGCTCTTTTGATAAAGGTGGATTCACTGACAGGAATTTCCAAAAATGGGATGATAGAGTTTCTCCAGATTACAGACCAGGAGGAAAACTGCTCAATGCTACAGGATTTCTTAAAGACAGTATAGAAACAGCCGATAAAGGCAGTAATTATATTACCTTCGGTTCCTACGCTCCTTATGCTAAAATCCATAATGAGGGCGGAATAATTCATGTCCCTGTTACTCAAAGAATGAGAAAATATTTCTGGGCAATGTTTAAAAAAACAAATGATAATAAATGGAAATACATGGCTCTTACCAAGAAAGACAGTATTACCTTAAAATTCCCTCAAAGAAAGTTTATGGGGGAAAGTGCTGCACTGATGTCTAACTTAGACAAAGAACTGAAAAGAATAATATTTGAAAAATTCAAAAAAATGCCTAATCAATAATTATGGAAAACTGGACAAACCTTTATAAAGAACTGACAGAAATTTTACAGGATAAAATGCCGGAAATTCTCTGGATAGACCTTTGGCACAATCAGGTGAATTTCCTGCAAGATGAACATCCATTTAGAACCCCTGCCGTATTTCTTTCTTTTAGAACATTAGGAACGCAGGATTTGGGGATGTTGCAGCAAGAAATCAATTTACAGGTAGATTTTTATCTATTTTACGAAACCTTTGCTGATACCTATAATGGAGCCTTCAATCAAGAATCAGCATTAGAATTTTTACACTCAATGGATGAACTACATACCACCTTTCATGGATTGAGCGGTAAGAATTTTTCAGCCATGAGAAGAATTGGTTTTGCTCCAGAAGATACAGGAGGTGCTGGAAATCTGTACCGAATTTCTTTCAGCTGTATTATGCAGGATACAGGAGCAATGAAAGAAATGGAGGAAAGAGTAGTGACAGCACAATTGGTAAATGATATGGGAGACAACGAATTTGTTATAATCCCTTAAACCCTGTTAAACAATATATTCTCTATTGTCTTTTCAGATTTGAAAAAACGATGTGCTAATTCCGCTAAAATACGCTCCGTACTGTACTTGGGCTTTCCGTACTCCATAATCTCCGAAAGACGGCGGTATTCTGTACGGACAGCTTCATAGTGGCGCTGTGTAGAAAGGCGTTTGGGTTGTTTTATCTTCTGCATAATGCAAAAATAAAAAAACGCCAATTCTTTTACAAATTGGCATTTTTGAATAAAAAGTAATAAGTATAATCGTCAGATTTTAGTATAAATAACTTTGCTTTCTTCTGTGGTTTTGGCTAAATCTTCTGTAACAGCTACCAGACTAAACATTCCCTTTATCATTACATCTGTCCAGCCTTCCCCATAAAACTTTATTTCTCTTAAAATTTGATTGTGGTAGACTGCTAAAACATACCGCCCGCTTGGCTTTTTGGCTTCTATCTTATAAATACTTTCCATTTTACAATAGCTGTTGGTGTAACTGATTTCTGATGATTAAAAATGCGTTTTCTTCATAACTTCCAGAGGCAACCTGCCAATAAATAGAATATTCTGTAAGATAGCGCGGTAAAGAGCATCTGCAAAATAATACTTCATAGTAAAATTAAAAGGCTTTTTATTATTTCGTGAATTGATAGCCTTATGCAGGAGTTTTTCTCTAAGCTCTAAACAAATCGCTACGATGCTTTTCAAATGTTGCGGTTGTTCTTCAAACTTGATGTTATCAAGTTCCTGCATTAGAGAATTGATAACACATAGTTGATTGTAATCTACCTTAATTTTAATTGTATTTATCATATTAGTTCAAATTTTTATTTCTAATTGCCTTTCTCATCCAAGCTTTATTAAATGGTTTTTGTGATGATTTTTCGTTATTGTCTCTAAGTTTGCAGAGTTGCTGGTGTACTGCTTTCAATTCTTCTAGACTGCACAAAAAAAGTAATTTATGTACTGTACTTTTTGTCAGCATCCAAGTATTGAATTTATGCCAGTCATCCTGTATCATTCTGCCGTTTTTCTCTATCATTACAGGATAATGCAGACCTTCTTTGGTAGCAATAGACAAGATACAGCTTATCCAATATCTTTTTTCAGCTTCATTATCAATAAATTTAGCAGTATGTATTCTGTAAAGCTTATTGATTTCTTCCTGTGTAAGTTCATCTATAAGTGTAGTTCTAAAACCTGTAAATCCGCTGATTTCTATTGCTACATCAGATACCGAACGATTAGAAAAAAGCATTTTCAGTTCATTAAGTGTTGCCATTTTTCTTTATTTTTTATTATTATTTTCAAAATATTTCATTGATACATAGTGCATTAAAACACTTCCGACAACTGAGCCTACAAGATAAGTAAGCATCATATCTATACTGTCAAAATTCTGTACTACCTTTCT